GTCCTGGCGGGTGCGTCGATGGACTGGATGACGGCGAGCTGGGCGGCGTCGGGCATCATGGGTCCCCGGTGACCAGGTCCATCTGGTACTTGTTGGCCTGGCGGTCGTAGAGGAAGCGGAGGGCGGTGACGCGGCGCTTGGCGGCGGCGTAGCCGAGGGCGGCGTCGGTCACGTCGATTACGTCCCAGAGCTCCTGGGCAACGTTGGGCTTCGCCTGGAGGTGGTCAGCGCGGCCGGAGATGGCGGCCTGGCGGGCGAGGGCGTCGGCGACGTAGCCCGCCTCGGTGGCGGTGCCGATGGCCTGGGTGTCGGCGAGCGTGGTGTGGTAGAAGGCGGCCTGGGCGGTGGGGTCGATGTCCTCGTCGTAGATGGCGGCGCCGGCGGGGGTGACGCCGTGGGCCATGGCGTGGCTGGGCCGGGCGCGCTGGACGTGGCGGGCGGCCTGGATGAGATGGGCGTCGCCTTTGTCCTTGTAGGCGTAGACCGAGGCGTCTGCGGAGGCGGGCCAGAGCAGGTAGAGGTATTCGCCGGCGTCGCGGACCTCGTCCTCTACGAGGTCCAAGAGGTCGGAGAGGGCGGCGACGGGGGAGCGGCCCGGCCGGAGGGTGAAGGCGGGTTTGAGGGATGAGATGGCTGGGCTGCTGCTGAGGGAGGCGACTTCGAGACCGCCGCGGGCGGCGATGATAGAGATGAGGGCGTTGATGGCCTTCGTGCCGGCGGGGTGCTGGACGGGGCGGTTAGGGCGGACCTTAGCGAGTAGGCCCCAGAGGGAGATGAGGTGGAGGAGGACGGTGGCGGTGCCCGCTGCGCGGACGTGTTCGATGGCGTCTATCCAGAAGCGGAGGCCGGCGCTGACCTGGTTGCCGGTGGTGGTCTGCCAGCCGGGGCTGACGTTCAACTGGCCGCCCAGCCGCAGCTGGGCGTAGGCGCCGGTGCCGAGCTGGTCGGCGTTGAGGGCGCCGTCGGCGTTGGTGAGCTCCACGGTGCCGGCGTCATGGAGGAGGCGGCCCTGGCGGATGTCCATGCGGAGGAGGCGGTCGGAGAGGTCGAGTGGGGTGAAGATGAGGGTGTTGTTGAGGACGCGGCTGGGGGAGGTGAGGAAGGCCTGGGTGGTGCCGTAGGCGAGGGCGAGGCCCTCAACGGAGTCGACGCCGACGGGGGCGGGCTCGGTCCAGATGTTGTCGCCGAAGTTGGCGGTTGCGGGTTGGTGGGCCGTCATCATGCGGGAGTAGGCTACGGAGCCGGTGTAGGCCTCTCGGTAGGCCAGGCGGTGCACGTCGGGCCGGCCTAGGCCGGGTCGGGAGAAGGCGACGTTGCTGCTGGCGGCGGCCTGGGTGATGGGGAGGAGCGCCGACCAGGTGTCGGCGGTCTGGCCGAAGCCGTCCCCGTAGAGGACGGCCCAGACGGAGGGGTTGTTCGTGGTGGTCTCGGTGCCGGTGATGGCGATGTTCCAGTCGCCTATGTAGTGGGCGGCAAGGCCGTTGATGGTGGCGACGGTGTTCGTCCAGGCGTCGAGCGGGCCCCAGGCGGATGCGCTGCGCTTCGAGCGGTAGAGGGTAGCGGCGACGGCTATGAGGAGGAGGGCCGTGGTGGCGTCCTTGGCGGCGGCGGCGAGGTAGGTGACGGTGCCGGGGGCGGTGGTGAGGGTTTGTTCTGCTCCCCAGGTGGCGCCGTTGTCGGTGGACTCCTTGTAGCGGATGGCGGTGGCGGTGGTCATGTAGAAGACGGTGATGGTGGCGGCTGTTTTCATTGCGGCGACGGGGCTTGCGGATACGACGGTCGCTAGGGAGGTCCAGAGGGAGTAGTCGGAGGCGGCGGTTGGGGTGGTGACGCGCTGGTGGTAGAGGGTGGTGGTCTGGACGCGGAAGCGGTTGAGGGAGCCGTCGCTGGGGACTGCGGCGGCGTGGGGGCCGTCGGGCTCGGCGCCGGCGTACCAGGATGGCCAGCGAAGGCGGCGGATGTTGGCCTGGCGGTCCACGGCCTGGACCTGGATGTAGGGGCGGGCGCTAGTGGCCTTCTGGGCGGCCTGGAGGCCGGCGCTTAGGGTTCTCACGTCCCTTGTCCTTGCGGTAGAGCGCGCGGCGGCGCTGGCGGGCCTCTTTCCTGGCTCTGGGGTTGGAGGCGTGGTTCTTCATGGGCCGGGGTCGGTGGTCTGGGATGGGGCGGGTTCTGCGGGTGGGTAGAGGGTGTGGCGTCCGAGGCGGCTGCGGAGCTGGCGGAGGGCGCGGTTGTAGGCCCGCAGGCGGTCGCTGGCTTGGGCGGAGAGGGCGCGCTGGGAGGCGGCGCCGCCTGTGAGGAGCTTGTGGGCGCCGGAGGCGGCGAAGGCGGCCAGGGCGTAGGCGGCGCCGCCGAGCACGACCACGTCCTCTAGGTCTTCCGTGAGGGTAGTGCCGGCGCCGTCGAGGGTGTGGACGGAGGCCCAGCGTAGCTTGACGTTCTGGGCGGCGGCGGGGATGCCGTCGATGTGCATGGTGAGGGTGTCGCCCCAGATGTCGAAACGGACGTAGGCCGGGGGCCACTGGCCGGTGGGGTACTCGGCGGCTTCGACGGAGAGGCGGGCGGTGAGGGTGGTGAGTGAGAGGGTGCGGTCGGTGCCGTTGGTGGTTAGGGTGGTCTCGCGCTGGCGGGGGCTGGCGGCGGAGACCTCGTCGCGGCCCCGCTCTATGAAGCGGGTGAGCTCGGCGTCGGTGAACTCCTGGGGGGTGGCTGTGTCTCGGATGTCCTGGCGAACGCGGGTGATGATGTCTGCGAGTACGGGCACACCCGGCTAGCTCCGGGGCTTGGCGGCGGCCTTGGGGGGTGGGGCTGGGATGACTAGTGTGGCGCCGCAGTTCGAGCAGCGCCGGCCGTCCTGCTCGAGGAGGACGGTGGTCTGGCAGCGGGGGCAGTAGACGCCGGCCACGTTAGTTCGTCCAGTCGGCGGCGGAGATGCCGTCGAGGCGGGCCACGGCCTGGGCGTCCTTGAGGGCGAGGGCGGTGTAGGCCTTGAGGCGGGTGCGGTTGGCGTCCTTGGTCTCTAGGGTGCCGACTTCCTCGAGCTGGATGATGCGTTCGAGGTCGTCCTGGGCGGCGGGGTCGTCGGCGCTGACGCCAAAGAGCCCGAGGTCGTCTAGGCGGCAGGCGAAGATGGAGGAGGCGGTGCTGCCGGTCTTGGCCGAGAAGGCGCCGGCGGAGATGGCTTCGGTGTCGACGATGAAATCGCAGGGCAGGATGGGCACGTCGCTGTAGAAGCGGACGGGCCGGTTGATGCCCTGGACGGAGGAGAGCGCGAGGTCCCAGCCCTGGGAGCGGGCGAGCTTCTGGATGCCCCGGATGGAGCGGCGGCTGGCGATGAGAACGTTTGGTCTGGGCCGCACCAGGTCGATGAGCTGGTCCAGGAGGGTGAAGCTGCCGGCGCCGGGGATGGTGGTGGCGCCGGCGTGGACCTGCTGGGCGGTGACGTCGTCCTCGATGATCTGGTGGATGCCGTCGAACTCGTTGGGGTCGGCGTCGATGGAGCCGTAGACCGCCTTGTCGCCCCACGTGTCGGCGAAGTTGCGGGCCTTGATGGCGAGGAGCTCGGCCCGGAGGTCCTGGTCCTTGGAGCGGGTGATGCGCAGGAACTTGTCGATGTCGGCGTCGCCGATGAGAATCTTCAGGGCGACGGTGATGAGGGTGGTGGTGGGCACGCCCTCGGTGACGGTGCCGCCGGGGGCGATGAAGGTGGGGGCGGAGGCGGCGAGCTCGCGCTGGTACTGGACGGCGTTGCCGCGGACGGGGACGAAGGGCATGAGGCCAAGAAGGGGGTTGGCGTCGATGCTCGTCTCGGCGACGCCCACGAGGACCTGGTTGGTGCTGTACTTGTCGGCCTCGGCCAGGGTCAGGGCCATTAGGTGTTCTCCGTGTTAGTGAGCGCGTAGCGGATGCGTTCGAAGCCGCGGAGCCCCGTCGGGGGGGCGGACGGCTGGCGGGGCGGGCTCGGCGCTGGCGGGTTGAAGCCCAGCGGCGGCTTCGTGGCCCCCGCCTCGGCTCTGAGGGCTTCGATGGTGGCCTGGCGGATGGACTCGACGATGGCCTTGCCCCTGTCGAGGCTGGCGCTCAGCTCCTCGGGCGTGGCGCCGGTGATGAGCTCGGGGGGCACGTCGGGGTTGGCGCTGACGGCGGCGTCTCTGAGGGCGGTGGCGGCCTGGGCCTGGGCTGCCGCCAGCTGCGTTTGGAGGTCGGCGGCGCTGGCGGCCTGGGTGCGGAGCTCGCCGAGCTCTTCGTCGGTGATGTCGGGCATGTCGGTTTCAGTGTAGGCGTGTAGGCGGTTGTGTCAAGGGGTGGTGGGTGGGGGGGGTGGGGGCTGGTCGGCCGCCTCGGCGAGTAGGGCGGCCCATTCTGCGTCTGGGTCGTCTTCGCCGAGGCGGGCCATGGCGGCCTTGTGGGTGGATAGCTGGGCCTCGACTCGCGACCGCTCGCGGGCCACGGCCTCGGTCGGGTCGCCGGGGGTCACGTCGCCCCAGCTGAAGGTGATGGCGCCGGCCTGGCTGTGGGTGGTGCCGGTGTACTGGTCCAGGAGGGCAAGGGCCATCTCGGCGCGGCGGCGGTAGGCCTGGGCCCTGATGACGCGCTTGCGGGCGACTTTCTGTTGGAGGGGCCTGAGCTCGATTTCGAGGGCAACACCTGAGAGGGAGCGCTGGTTGTCGCCGAAGGCGGTGCGGGGGAGCTCGGCCAGGTCGTGCAGGGCTCGGTAGAGGTCGTTGATGTAGTCGAGGTGGATTTTGACGCCGCCCTGGGCCAGGAGGTCGAGGAGGTAGGCCTTCGAGCGTTCGGGGAGGTCCCAGATGGCACCGGGTTCTACTGCGATGTCGGTGGACTGCTCCACGCCTTCCAGGACGGCTATGGGGTTGCCGGAGACCTCTAGGATGCGGGAGAGGGCGGTGAAGGTGCGGTTCATCTCCTCGGCGACCTCCCGGATGACGGTGATGTCGGAGAGGCCCCAGGGGGACTTGGGGACAGGCAGGTTGGGGAATATGGCGTAGGGGATGAAGCCGTAGGCGTTGGGCTCGGAGCTGACGCGGGTGTCGTTGACCCAGAGGTCTAGGCTGGTGGCGGTCCAGTCCTCGATGGCGCTGGCGTCGCGGGTGGTGCTTACGCCGAATCGGGCGGCCTCGGGGGCCGGGATGGTGTAGCGGTGGGCAAGGCGTGTGAGGAGGGCGGGGTCGTAGGGGTCGCGCCAGGCGAAGAGGCCCTGGGGGTCGGGGGCGGTGATGAGGACGCGGGCGGCGTTGGTGGCCCAGGTGACCTTGTAGGCGCCGTCGCCGAGGACGCTGGCGTCGACCTCGGTCTCGTAGTCGAGCCGGGGCAGGCTGTTGAGGTCGCTGAGGTCGGCCAGGGCGAGCTCTGCGGCGCGGGCGGCGGCTAGTTCGGCGTCTGCGGGGGCGCCGCCGGCCGCTCTGGGGCTTATCTGCAGGCGGCGGTCGGCGATGAGGTTCGAGGTTATCTTGTCGATGGCCGCGCGGGCGTAGTTGAGCGTGAGGCGGCGGCGGG